TTAGCTCGCCCCCGTCCGGACGTGTGCTGGTAAGCTGGCTATTACCACCAATTGGCTCTCTTCGTCCCAGAGGTAATAAATTCGCAAGCAGCGGCGCGGGTCGCGAGTGTTGCCGCCGTTTTTTATGTGCCACTCCACTTCCATGTGGCGACCGCCCCAGTCGAATTCGAAGCTGTCAGCACCACAGCGATCGTTGTAGACACCTTCAGCGATGGATTTGCGCAGGTCGCCGCTCGAACCATTAATGCGTGAGTCCCGGTACTCGTTGGCGAGCCAGAGTAGGCAACGAGCGACAGTCTGTGGGGCTTCGAAATCTGCAGACTTGGTTTCCCGGCGCGCCCTGCCTGAGAGCGTGACTCGACCACTGAGTACCTCATCGCACCAATCGGCAAACTCATTCCAGCATTCAGGAAGATGGACCACGGCATCGGGTTCGTCACCACGCGCTTTGATCTGCGCCAGCAACTGCTGTATCCGGTATTGCGCGCCGCGGAGTTGTTGCTCAAGGGTTTGTGCGTGCTCGTCGATGGACTTGTGCTCGTCAGACAACCACTGCTGCGTCTCCATAGCGCGCCGCAGGTCATCCTTAAGGGCATCGACCTGAGCCAGAGCAGTTTGCAGTTGTTCAGCATCTGCTGAGCCGGTTTGTTTCAGACGTTCGCGCTCTAGATCGAGACTCTCCTCCCGAACTGCTGAGAACGCGACGACGTTATCGTCCAACTGAAACTGGTGCAGGCTTTCATTTGCTACCAGCCAACGCAAGGACGTGAGTGTTGATTTTGTGCGTTCTGCGCTAGTAGTAGTTGGTTCGACGAAGAACAACCGGTGTATGTAAGGGCTCGAGTCATGGGAGAACCCGGGCATATAGGCGCGGACGGCGCCATTGTAGACCGACAGAGGCCTGCCGAATTGCTGCGTCAGCCACCAAGTATGGGAAGCCGGGACCACCACCACCCGGGCGATGCCGATAGTGACTTTTGCAAGCAAGCGGACATCTAGGCGCGGAACCGTCTCGCCGTCGGCAATGGAGCAGACTAGGTAAGGCAGCAGACGGCCAGGATCGATTAGCGCCCCGACCAGATCTTCCACGTCGACTTGAGAAGTGATGAGCCAAGGTGCCGCGCTAACTAGGCTCTCCCCCTGTAGCAAACCGCAGGTGGTCGCAATTTGGCGCACCAGCCCGGGAACGGCGGGTTCAATAGGCAAGCGAGCTTCTGGCGTACTGACGAGTAGCCTCAAGCTAAACAAGGCGGGCCCGTTTGCGATTGCATGGCCGACGACGATCTCAGTTGTCCAAGTGCGTTGGGCTACATTTGAATCTGGTCGGTCCACACGCAGCGCCCAAAGCGCGCGGCGTTCGTCCTGAAAACTCACGCCGATGCAAGTACGCCCGCCACGCAGATACTCAAACGAGCGTCCGCCCATCGCCGCCTGGGGCAGTTGATCGCCGATTTGCTTAGCAGCCCACGCCAAGACCTCTTGGCGCGCTGCCTGCGCCGCCGCCATCGGTTCTGAGCCCGATAGTGCTGCAGCGAACCGAAGCAGTTCACGTTCTCGGACGCGAGGCAGTACCGCACGAGTGCCAACGGGCGAAGCGTTCAATTCGTATAGTTCGACTGTAGTCATTATCTCCCCCCAGTTGCTTGCTCGTGTGCAATAGAATTTTGTTTCACGCGGGCGCGTCCGAAATGTCGCCATGGCCCGGATTCCGTGAAATTCTGATTTTAGTTCTCTGCACTCTATCTTGAATCTCCCTCATTTTGAGTATTTGGCGTTGGGAAGGCGAAAGGTAGAGTGATTAGCATCCGAGATGGGCTATTATTAGGCGCCCTTTCCGTACCCATGTGATGCAAAAGGCATCGGCAAAACCTAATCTGCTACATTGATTAATTCGGGGATAATTTATATGGGGCGGACACTTTCAGTACGTGCCTGCTCCGAGTCATCGGGGGAGTCTTCGTATGCCAATAGAGAACATCTACAGTTTTCTAACCTACCCAAAGAACCACGAGAAGGCGACCGATACCATAGACGGCCTTCATATCAAGCCGGACAAGGGCAAGCTTTCCAAGATGCTCTCGGAAGTCTTTGATAGCATCAAGTCTAGGCGCGACGTTCCTGTCACTTTCGTTGCCGACGATCAAATCAATCCGACCCGGGAGCAGTTGCTCACCTTTTTCGCAACGCCCAGGCTCTCGACCGCGCTCCCCTTGGCGCGATCATTACAAGCCGCAACGCCTAGCACCGCAGGCATGGGTTTATTCTTCGTGTGTCTGGGCTCTGATGCGGGCACGCCTGGCAAGCGTTCGGTGCTATCGCGCTTCGCTGCCGACGAAGGGGTTGTCGCAAGCAAGAACGGCGGTGCGTTGAGTGTAGAGTTCGTCGAGCAAGTCTTCTTAAAGAATGCGCACACTTACAAGGCGGCGACGTATCGACACGAAGCGGGCAAGAACGATGCATGGAAGGGGGTTGCTACCGATCGCCAACTTAATCACGGGTCAAAAACGATCGCCGACTATTGGATCGTGCACTTCCTGCGCTCAGAATTAACGACCACTGCCGCCGAAGGCACACGCCGCCTTGCCATGGCTATGAAGGAGGCAAGCCGATCTACCAAGGACCTTCAAGTTCGCGGAGAGATTGTCGCCGCAGCGCGGCTTGCCGGCAACTTGCCTGCGAAGGCCATGACCATCGATCAGTTTTGCGATCAGTTCGCGATGTCCCAAGGGGCTAAAGATGCGGTGAAAGCAGCAGTCAAACCAGCGCGTCTCATCACAGAGTCGTTCAGGTTCGACGCTGAAGAGTTCATTAGACACGTTCCCTACAAGCAGGTGGAGCTCGACAACGGAGCAACGCTGTCCGCTCCGACTGACAAATTTGAGGAAGTCTTCCATCCGCAGATGGTAGGCGATGCCCACGCCTATTCCACCCAGGGTGTGATCGTAGACGAGAAATTGAGGTCTAGCCGATGAACGACGAGGAACTTCTTGCCGAGTACTCGCGCCGTCATGCACGTATTCTTGTGCCCTTGGCAACCAGCCTGACGTCATTATTGGAACAGCGCGTCGACAGCATAAAACGCATCGATCGAGTCAGTGCGCGCGCCAAGGATCCCGCGCGCTTTCTCATCAAAGCGACCAAAGAAAAAGAAGGTAAGCGCAAATACGCCGATCCTCTCAGTGAAATACAGGACCAAGTCGCCGCCAGAATTATAGTTTTCTATTTGTCGGACGTCGAAGTCGTCGAGGCGGCGATCAAGAAATACTTCAATCGCATCGAAGCGAGCACTGTGATTCCGGACTCGCCGAAACAATTCGGCTACGAAGGTCGACATCTTGTGCTTGCGATTCCAGAAGAGCTCTTCGAAGATGAGGAGCATTCTGAAGCCCCTGATTTCTTTGAACTGCAAATTAAGACGCTTTTTCAACACGCTTGGGGCGAGGCAGAGCACGATCTATCCTACAAACCATCCACAGCGTTGACTGACCTTCAAGTGCGCGAGGTTGCGTTCACTGCGGCGCAAGCTTGGGGGGCAGACCAAATGTTTGCCAAACTCGCCAAAGAACTTACGAGGAGATAGCTATTGAGGCAAGCGTGACACACCAACAACAACGCGCGCGGGTAAGCGGATGTTCAAGTCTGTGATGGCTACGGTTTGGTGTCTCCAACGTTATGAGAGCGTTGCATGAATGGCTTCAACTAGCCTAGACACAAAATCCTTACATTGCGCGGCATCGGCTTCGCCGATGGGCCATCGCGATCCTGGAAACGAGGGGTCAATATCGGCTTCGTGGGCGATCTTATTTCTGCGATCAACGATCAACTTCAAGGCCGTTTTTGTGCTCGATTCATCAAGGCCTAGTTTTGCAGCGACCTCGCTCCACAACTTCACACCCGAGAACAGGCGGATGGCATCAGCTATCTTGTCTGGCTGCTGGAAAGACAAGAAGCTATGTCGTTCGCGAATTTCTGATTCCAGCCAAGCGGTGCCACTTGAGGGGGAAGCAGACATCATCGCACCGACGGAGATCCGGTAGTTTTCGAATGCGGGAGTCTGTGGTCGCTTACCGGTATAAACCTCAAGCATACCGAGTAGTGTAACCTCATGAATGTAGAAGTCCAGCGCACTCACCGACAGAACAATTTGTGCTCGGAGCAGGTCCGAGGTGTCTATTGCTGGCGTAGTAAGCGAAGCGATGGCCTTGTATAGACCAGCCATATGCTCAACGCGAGCTATGCCCACTCGAAAGGCATCAAGGGCCCTTTGCATACTCAGTAAGAGAGATGATCCGATCGGCAGCCTTAGCAAACAGATTGCCGAACTTTTGCATTGAGAGCCTGGTCCGCTCCAAGACCACACCCGTTTGCTCAAGTTGAGCGTCGGTCAAGGCGAAAACCGGAACTTTGTGCTTCTGAGACAAAGCGATAAGACCGTTAAAGTCTGACATTTGAAGTAACGGTTTACCGTCCGCGATACCAACTGATGCATAGGCTTCGGCCGGCAAAAGCATGTCGCAGGCCTCGAGCGCGGGGATCAGTTTCTTCTTAACACCGGCCTCTATCTCATCAATCCACTTTTGGAATGCAGCCGAAGGTGTCGTTCCCTCTCGAATTCTGTACTTCTGAATTACTGTACCTAGGAACCTCGGTAGGGCACTAGGAAACGGATAAGTTGCTTTCTGAAGAACCGACATTCCTTGGGCTTGCTTTGCCCAGGCCTTCCACTTCGGAAGTACAGAGGCAAGAGAGTCTGTCGCCATTACGGAGAAGTAGTCAGGTGCCATGGGAACCAGGAAGTAGTCGCTCGTCATGAGCAAATTTTGATTAATTGGTCCCAAGCTTGGGCTCATATCGACGATGATGAAATCGCTGGCGTACTGCTTTGCCGTGAGGTGAAAGAGATGGTGCAGCGAGCCTGGGAGGTTCTGTAGCGTGACGAGAGAACCTGATAGCTCTTGTGCAATACCCAATGTCACTTCGTACTCAGCCAGCCCGATATGACCTGGGATCAGGTGCATGTTGGGCTGACCGACGATCAACTCACAATCAACGGGCTGAATCGGCGCCGGACGAGACTCGAAAGCAGGAGCAAGTCCGTCGCGAATGTTCTTGACGCCGCCTGTGGCATAGATAGCGGAGAAGTCGTCAGTTCCCTTGAACCCCAGAACCATCCCAGTCAGGTTGCACTGTGGGTCGCAGTCCGCGAGCAGAACACGCTTGCCTTTGGCTGCGAGCATCCAACCGAGATTGAAAGCAGTGGTAGTCTTGCTAACCCCACCTTTGTGGTTGAAAAGAGAAATCTGGATAGCCACTGGTTACGCTCCTTGGCGTGACACTGCACGATGTCTGCGTGAGGTTATTTTGAAAGCTTAAGTCATTTTAGGTCGCGGGGTGCTGTATTCCGAAGTATGTATACCCAGAAAGGTGATTTATCGGTAGATCGTGCACAGTCAACGGGTACATCGAGCGTCTGCTCTGACTAGTAGATCGTCGTATACGCGGGTGATGGTGGAGACCTGTGGTGTCCTGCTAAAAGCAGACGCACGAAGACAACAACGCGATTACACTTTCGGATGCCGGTTATCGTCCACAAGGCTATAGCATCGACTTCGTTGCATTGACCTGAACACGCCACTCTGTCGGCCAACTGCGACGCATCATGGGCTCCAACGCGCTTCCCGACACGGCTATCAGTTGTTCGATGATCTCCGGTGCGAACAGCGTCAGGCGCAACAGCCGGTACGCCCGCGAAACGTCGATGCCTTCAGCCTCAGCAATCTCGGCTACAGAAGAGAAGCGCTGTTCATCAAGCAGCCGCTGCCAGTAGTGTGCAAGGCCGAGTGCCCGCATCAGAGACGTGTCCTGCGTCATACTGCTGGCTCGCTGTTCGATTCGAGCTTCCACCACGAACTCCTCCGGCGTATCCAGGGGCGTCACGACCTGCTTCTTCGAACCGCGCCTGATCAGCGTCCACGGCACGAACGTCTCCAACTGGACGCCGCCGGCCGGCGCCGGCAGCGATCGAGTGACAGGCTCCCCCAGGATTCGCCCGCGATGATTCCGGCTCATGTCGTCTCCTCGAAACGAGCCACGAGCTGGCGCTGGGCATCCCAATCCACCGGCAGCGGATTGTGCTGGAACCACCACAGCGTCATGCTCCGCGGTTGCCGACCGGCCAGCAGCTTCGTAATGATGTCGGGCGCGAGCAAGGTCAGCCGCATCAGTTCGTTGACAGCCGTGGGGTGTAGCCCTTCCGCCCGCGCGATGGCCGCACCACTTTTCATCACCCCGGTGTCCACCAGACGCTGCCAGTAGAAGCCTCGCGCCAGCGCCTGCAGCAAGGTCGTGTCGTGGGTCGTCCGGTCATCAGCAACGACCCGCCGCGCGCCCCGGCGCCGGAACGCCACCGGCACGAAAGTCTCAAGTGCGCCGCCGGTCATGCCTCCACCTCCAGCATCTCTGCTCCGATCTCACCGGGCACGAATTCCCGGATCAGCGCGTCCCACCCCACTTCCCGCCACTTCACCTTGATCCCCTGGCGTTCCCCGTCGTTCACAAGGTCGACGCGCTCGATCATCAGGTTGGCGATGCGGTGCCGCTCGGCGGGGAAGAGCCGCTCCCACACGTCATCGAGCCGGCCCATCGCCATCACCATCGACGCCTCATCGACCTGGGCGCCGTTGTGCTGGATGTGCTGCACCACCGCAGCCACCGCCTCCGGACTGGTCAGCACGGTGCGGATCTGCGCGACCACGGCGCCCTCGATCTCCGGTGCCGGCAGCCGCTCGTAGCGCTTGCCCGGTGCTCCGAAGCGGCTCTCCGACTTTGACACGTAGTAGCGGTACTGGCGCCCATTCTTGCGCGAGTAGGTCGGGTACATACGCTCCCCGGATGGGGTGTACAGCAGCCCGCGCAGCAGCGCGTCGGTGCGCGACAGCACCTTGGTCCCCGTCGACCGGGCATGACTGTCCGTGGACAGTACGGCGTGGACCCGCTGCCACAACTCGGCATCGATAATGGCCGGGTGCGTGCCCGGATACCAGCTTCCCTTGTGCGACAACTCGCCCAGGTAGATGCGGTTGCGCAGCAATTTGGACAGGTACTTCTTGTCGATGTCGGCGCCGTAGCGCGCGCGGCCGTCCTGCGTGGTCCACGCTTTGGTCGTAATGCCTTCGCCGGTCAGGCGCGCGGCGATCTGTGTCGGAGAGCCGATGGTCAGCATCTCCTCGAAGATGAGCCGCACCACCGCCGCCTCGGCCTCGTTGATGACCAGTTGGCGGTCGCGGACGTCGTAGCCCAGAGGCGGCACGCCGCCCATCCATAGCCCCTTGCGCTTGGCCGCCGCGATCTTGTCGCGGATTCGCTCGCCGGTGACCTCCCGCTCGAACTGGGCGAACGACAGCAGCACGTTTAGCATCAGCCGACCCATCGACGTGGTGGTGTTGAACTGCTGGGTCACTGACACGAACGACACGTCGTGGCGCTCGAACACCTCGACCATCTTGGAGAAGTCGGCCAGGCTGCGGGTCAGGCGGTCGATCTTGTAGACCACGACGATGTCGATGCGTCCGCGCTCGATGTCCGCCAGCAGGCGCCGCAGGCCGGGCCGGTCGGTGTTGCCGCCGGAGAAGCCAGGGTCGTCATAGTCGTCGGCCGCCGAGATCCAGCCTTCGGAGCGCTGGCTGGCGATGAAGGCATGCCCCGCCTCCTTCTGCGCATCGATGGAGTTGAATTCCTGGTCCAGCCGCTCGTCGGTGGAGACGCGGCAGTACACCGCGCAGCGTTTGCGCGGCTTGGTGGAGGCGATCTGTGCGGCGCCGGTCATCGTGCTCCTCCCTTGGTCAGGCCAAAGAACAGCGGGCCAGACCAGTGTGTGCCGGTAATGTGCCGCGCCAGGGCGGTCAGGCTCTTGAAGGGCTTGCCTTCATATTCAAAGCTACCCTCGGCGGTGACGACGGCCTGATGTTCGCGCCCGCCCCATTCGCGCGAGATGACCGTGCCAGGGACGAAGTGCAGTTCGCGCGACTGCGCACGCTTGGGGATCTTCGAGTGCGAGGCACCGATACGCTCCAGACGTTCGCGCGTGACAGGCGACAACCCGCCGAAGGCTTCCTCCTGCAGCTTGTAGGCGATGCGCGATTCGATGAAATCCCGGTTCGGCTTGGCCGGACGGTAGTCGAAGTACCGATCCCACAGCTTCCAGAGCTCGGGCATGGGGGCACGGCCCAGTTCGGCGATGCGGGCAGCGATGGAGGTTGGGTTGGCGTTCATCACAACGTCTCTCGTTGATAGGGAGTTGCATGTACGCGCTGGTCGGGCACAAAGCCAAGTCCAACCTCGTTCTCCGCAGCCGGTGGCGCAACGAGTGTGCGGACGATGGCGGAAGCCAGGATGCTTGTGATCTCGGCGGCGCGCTCGCCGGCCGAGAGTCGGGAAGGGCAGGGTAGTTCGATGGACTTCATGACAGCTTCGGGGAATGAAACGGCCATGGATGGTGGACCGGATCGTCCGAAGCGGATAGCAAAGGAGGGTAATGAGCCGCACCAGTGGCGCCCGACCAATACAACAACGGGCGCCAACATCAGGGGCGATGGTGCTACGGTAAAACCCTTCCTCGATTCCATTGCGCCCACTAAGCAGGCGCTCATTCCCCATTGATCAGGGGGGGCGATTCGTGATCGGCTCAATTACCTATCAGATCGCGCCTTGGCTAATACAGCTGAAATCCATCCAGCCAGTGCAATAGCTCTTGACCCGTTCGCTTTCGCAGGTCGAGGGCATCAGCTTCGCCCAACGCCCACGATTTCCAGGCGATGAATCGCTTGTCGGCATGCTCGTCGGCAGTCAGGCGAGCCTCTACTTCGGCGACTAGGCCCCTGAGCCGTTCTGCTCGATCCCTGCCGTTCATCGCAGAGTTCAGTAGTTCCTCCCTCTGCTCCTTCAGCGCCGCCTGAGCCGCAGCAATCTCTTGTCGCTTTCGCTCTTCCGCTTCCTTTGCTTTTCGAACCGCTTCCGCTCTGAACCGGGTCAGATTGCCGTATCTCCAGTCGATCCAATCACGAAGCCGCCGCTCTTGCTCGGACAGAAGCATCAACGTCACCGACTTGAAGAAGGGCATGTCAAAGCTGGTGAAGACGTAGGCCCCGTTGTTTGGGTCTTTGCTGCGACTATCGGTTTCGAATCGAAGCCGGAAGGGTCCGTTGGTCGCCTTCTTGTCCTTGGAAGGCAAGCGTTCATTCTGGGGGGCGAGCCCCACCTCAAAACCCCTGCTGTATCGCCCGCACACGACACTCAGTTGGATGTGCCGTGTACCACTGGAACTCGTCTTGAAGCCCAAGTCAGTCCACCACCAGAGCAACCGGTTCAAGCCGGCGAGCAAGAGGCGCCCCTGCGGACTGACGAACTCGGGCTTTCGCTCCCAACTGTAGGTTGCCACGAGCCGTGCGCGTCGTTCGTCCTCGTCCATGAGCTTCTGGACTGCTGGATGCGTTCCGCGAGTCGACTTCGGTAGCGCGACGTGGTCGATCAGCCCTTCGTATCGACGCAAAGTTTGCTCGATGCATTCCTTGAAAGCAGGCATCGGAGGAATAGGGATACCCAATGCATCCGGATCAACTTTAGGGATCAGTCCGATGATCTCTTCGTGGTCTTCCCCGATTCGCTCGGCCACGGTGTAGGTCAGATCAGGTTTGACGTAGCGCCGCTTACCGCGCCCTCCCGCGGCGAGACTGGCCCAATATCCGGGCATTGGCGCGGGCACATTGAGCTGCCGGCACATCTTGCCGATCATCACGTCGGACACACCGAGTTCCTTGGCGAGCTGTGTCCTTGGTTTGCTCCAGACGAGGTCATAGAGCTGTCTTCGCCCAATAGCCTGCAACTTGTTCATCCGGCCCGATCCAGTAGGTGGAACCTCTACGATAGCAACAGAAGGTGATGCCAGCCATGAGCTGGCCATCAGCTTTACGCAGATAGCAAGTTTAGATTGACGATGTTGCTTGGTTTTGCCGAAGGATACTCAGCCGAGCAACGCCTCAGCTTCTGTGGCCTCGTCCTCCAGCGGCTCCTCGACGCTCGGCAGGTTCAACTGCCACGCGTGTGCACCCTTGACCTTCACCAGATAGTCGCGCCACGGCGAGGACTTGGAGAACAGGTTCGCGGGCGTCGCGCAACCGGTGTCCTCCATCAGCTTCTTGGTATTCACGTGTGGTGTGCCGGTGGCGTAGGCGTCCACCAAGCGCTGCAGCACGGCGATCTTGGCCTTGCCTGTGACGCGCCAGGGCGCGTGGCCGGGGACGGACAGCAGGGCCGCATACCCGTCCGCCGAGACCTTGAGACTGATGGCGGTACCGCCCATGGCCGCCTGGTGGCCGTGCCGGTACAGCACCTTCAAACGCGCGAGATCAACGGCCGTGCCCGACTGGGCGGGCGAGAGGATGTCCTGGACCGGCACCACCACGTTCGTGCCCGCAAACGGAAACGGCGCTGCCGATGTGGTCAGCACAATGCCGGGCACGGCGCGCGGGCGCAGCCGCAGCGCGGCATCGACCCGGGCGTATTGGCGCTCGCTGGCCATGCGGGCGGCGAAATACAGCGCGACAGGCGAGCCGTCGACGTCGAGTTCGCCGAGGAACACCGGCTCGTCGTCGAGGTGCCGGCCCCGCACACCCTGCAGCGTGCTGCCGAGCGCGGTGATGATCTCCTCGCGCAGCCAGTTCAGATGCACCTTCCAGCGCCGCGCATGCTTGGCGGGTAGCACCACGTCGTCCCCGGTCAGGGGATCGCGGTAGCACACGAAATTCGCATCAGCGCAGCGCTCAAGCGGCACCGCACTGCGCATGCCATCGGCCAGCTCGACCACCTTCTGCGTGATCCGGTCGCCTTCGGTGAGGATGCCCTCGTCCTCGAAGCGCTCGATGTCGATGCCCAACTGGGCGAGCGCAAAACCATCCATCGGACTGGTGGCGCACTCCAGCAATCGGGCAACCTGGCCGACCAGGTCTGGGTCCTCCATGCCGGATCCGGGGTTGAGCGGCTTGAGCACACCCAGCGCTTCGAGCAACTGCGTGCCGGCGAGCCGCAGACGCAGGTCGCGCTCGCTTTGCAGGCTGCAGCGCCCCGGCTCGGCCAACACGATGGACAGCGGCGTTTCCGTGGTTTCCCCCGCGAACACCAGATCCGCCACCAGGGTGACGCCCAGGATGGCTGCAGGCTGCGAGAAGGGGTGGTTGCCCCACAGCTCGCTCATCACGTCGTGCAGCTCGGCGCCGCTGTCGAGGTGCACGGTCACTGCATCGCTGGCGTGACCGAGCAGTGCGCGCGCTTCGGCCAGATACAGGCGCTCGACCTTGGCGCCATCCAGGCGCGGCTTCGCCCCGCGCAAGGGCTGGGCAAACCGGGACAGGTCGTAGCGCGAGCGGTTGAGCGGCCGGCTGGACAGCGGCACCTTGAACCCATGCGCGGACAGCACGTTGGCCAGCGGTGCCCGGGTGGACAGCGTGTGCGCGTACACCTCGACGACCTTGCGGCCGGGCGCGTAGAGCAGCGTGGCGTCGCGGGCCGGGAAGTAGCAGAAGCTGCGGCGGTTCCGGTTGACGACCTGCACCGCGGTGACCTGCTCGCCAGCGAAGCGCACCACCAGGCAGTGCGCAACCGATGCCTCGCCATCGTCCTGCTCATCCGCCAGCGCGACGTGCACGACCTCGCATGGCTCGGCCAGCCGCATCGCCCGAGTGAGTTCCGCTTCCAGTTCCCGCTTCACTTTGTCGCTCCACAGGAAGAGCGGCGGATCGTCGCACGGCACATCGAAGGCGTCGTAGAGCCGCTTGTTGCCCCGAATGTCAGCGGTGTTCAAGATCGATTCGGCGATCTCGAACAGACGTGCGGTCGCGTCGGAATGCGCGCGCATCCAGACCGCGCGCCCGAATTCGCCACCGGGCTGCGACAGGAAGGTGGCGAACAGATCGGCGTCGTTCAGCTGGTCTGCCACGCTGGTGAGGATGGCTGAGCCCCGCGACGATGCGAGACGCACGATGCGCAATGCCTCCCGCTCGGCGGGCTCGCGCTGCTCGCGGCGCAGGTGCCGGATGTGCTCCAGCAGCGCGCCTGCCAGGGTGGATTCGTCTTGCGACCAGTCGAATCCGCGGCTCAGTGCCTCGCACTCGGGCAGGCCGCTGAACACCCGCAGCACGGCAACCGGCACGCGTTCAATGAGATCGAGCAGATTGCTCGCGTTGGTCAGGAGCTTCCTGGCCATGTGTGGCTCCCCGTTCTTGTTTTTGGTGTGGCATCCGGCAGTGCCGGCGTCAGTACCCCATATCGAGCGCCTGAGCCTGCTCGGCCAATGTCTCCAGCGCCTCGCGGCGCTGCGCGTCCAGGCGCTTCTTGTAGTCGATGACATCCCGGTAACGCACACGGCGATGCGTGCCGATCTTGTGGAACGGGATGTCGCCCTTCTCCAGCATCTGCACAAGAAATGGGCGGGACACCCCGAGCATCTGAGCGGCCTCCTGGGTGGTGAGTTCCGCATGCACCGGCACAACGGACACCGCGCAGCCCTTTTCGATCTGGTCCAGCACGTCCTGCAGCAGCTGCAGCGCTGCCGCCGGCATCTGCACGCTCCGCACGCGCCCGCTGCCGTCGCGGAAGTCCACCTGGCGAACGCCGGAGCCGGCCTCAAACACGGTAGCCAGTGCGCGGCGGGCCTCCCGCGCCAACGCCACGTCCTCTTCGGAGGGCAGCACTCTGGTGATGGAAGAGACGTTCATGGGGGCGCGCTCGTATCGGCAAATTCGGGAAGGGACGCGATTCTATTCGAAACAAACGAAATCGAAATAAGCGAAACGCAAGCCGGGTTCTATATGGGGCAAGGCTTTGCGGCGTGCGCGCTGTCCGCGAGTCCGATCTGGGAACTCGTCAAAACCCAAATTTCGCTCGCCCAAGCCCAAGGCGTCGGGCAATGAAATAGAGCCTCTTTCAACAAGAGGACTCTCTTCATGGCAATTCTTTCCTCACCTGTTCAATTGGGTCGCCACACCCGCCGGCATGAGGCACCGGCCCCTGTGCGTGCCGCGCTGGACGAGACCGAGCTCGCCAAGCGCTGGGGGCTGTCGGTCAAGACGCTGCAGCGCTGGCGCCAGGACCAGCTTGGCCCCGTCTTCTGCAAGCTCGGCTCCCGCGTCACCTACCTGATCTCCGAAATCGAAGCCTTCGAGCGGCGCGTCTCGCGCAATTCGACGTCGGTTCGTGCGTATCACTGAGGAGGCCGCCATGACCAATCTGACCCTGCTGCCGGCTGACATCGCCGGAATGTCCGTGGCCGACCTGGCCAAGCTCTCGCCCAAGCGCAAGCACGAGCTCGACGCCAACCTCGATGCGGCCATCGCGTGGCTCAAGACCGCCCGCGCCAAGCTCGATGCCGCGCTGGAACTGTGCTACGGCGATCAGGCCCGCGAGGCGCTGCGCGCATCCGAGCGCGACTTCGGCACGGTCCACATTGCCGATGGTCCGCTGCGGATCAAGTTCGAGCTGCCCAAGAAGGTCAGCTGGAGCCAGAAGCAGCTGACCGAAATCGCCGAGCGCATTGTCGCGGCCGGCGAGCGCCCCGAGGCATACCTCGACATCAAGCTGACGGTGCCGGAGTCGCGCTACAACAACTGGCCGCCCGCGCTGCGCCAGCAGTTCGCCGACGCGCGCACGGCGGAGCCGGGCAAGCCTTCGTTCACGCTGACCCTGGATGAGGTGGCAGCATGAACCGGCTCCCCATCGTCAGCGCCCAAGCGCGCATGGCCGAGCGCCGTGGCGTGAAGCTGCTGCTGCTCGGCAAGAGCGGCATCGGCAAGACCACGCGCCTGAAGGACCTCGATCCGGCCACCACGCTGTTCATCGACGTCGAAGCAGGTGACCTGTCGGTGGCCGACTGGCCGGGCGACACCATTCGTCCTGCCTCCTGGCCAGAGACCCGCGACTTCTTCGCGTTCCTCGCGGGCCCCGACCAGTCGCTGCCGCCGCAGAGCGCGTTCTCGCAGGCGCACTACGACCACGTGGTCGAGAAGTACGGCGATCCGGCACAGCTCGAGCGCTACCAGACCTTCTTTGTCGACTCGATCACGCAACTGTCGCGCCAGTGCTTTGCGTGGTGCAAGACGCAGCCGGGGGCGACCAGCGACCGCTCGGGCAAGCCTGACGTGCGCGCGGCCTACGGCCTGCTCGGCCAGGAAATGGTCGGGGCGCTCACGCACCTGCAGCACGCCCGCGGCAAGAACGTGGTTTTCGTGGCGATCCTCGACGAGCGGCTCGACGACTTCAACCGCAAGGTCTTCGTGCCCCAGATCGAGGGCAGCAAGACCGGGCTGGAGCTGCCCGGCATCGTGGACGAGGTCGTGACGCTCGCCGAGATCAAGGCCGAGGACGGCAGCAGCTACCGCGCCTTCGTCACCCAGACCGTCAATCCGTTCGGCTTTCCCGCCAAGGACCGCAGCGGCCGGCTTGACCTGCTGGAGCCGCCGCACCTGGGCGCGCTGATCGCCAAGTGCGCGGGCGCCGGCCACCTGGCCACCCACCTGAACGCAACCCCGAACACCACCGAACACGCAGAGCACATCGAATGAATACCGCAATGACCACTAACGCTTGGCAAGACTTCAACGACGCTGACCAGCAGCAAGGTTTCGACCTGATCCCGAAAGGCACGCTGGTGCCGGTGCGCATGATCCTGAAGCCGGGCGGCTATGACGACCCCTCCCAGGGCTGGGTGGGCGGCTACGCGAGCGAGTCGTTCGAGACCGGTTCGGTCTACCTGGCCGCCGAATTCGTCGTGACCGGTGGCGAGCACGCCAAGCGCAAGCTGTGGAGCAACATCGGCCTGCACTCGCCCAAGGGCGCGACCTGGGGCCAGATGGGCCGCAGCTTCGTGCGTGCGGCGCTCAACAGCGCCCGCAACGTTCACCCGCAGGACAACTCACCGCAGGCCGCCGCCGCGCGCCGCATCCAGGGCTTCCACGAGCTCGACGGGCTGGAGTTCATCGTCCGCGTCGACATCGAAAAGGATCCCAAGGGCGAGGACCGCAACGTGATCCGGCTCGCCATCGAGCCCGACCACCCGGAATACGCCCGGCTCAAGGGCGCGCCGCCCAAGACCAACCCCGGTGGAGGCACGTCCGGCGCACCCGCGCAGCCTGTGCCGTCCCGTGCCGCGCCCACCGCGCAGCGCGCGCCCGTGACCGCCAAGCCCGCCTGGGCCCAGTGAGGGAGGAATGAAATGCTGGGTCTGCAAACGGCAGGCCCGGGGATTCACGCACGCCGACACCCGTCATGGGGTCGGCAATCCCCGGCGCTTTGTACCCGATTGGGTGTTCTGCTCGCGCCGCTGCCAGGACGCGTTTCACGCGCTGTACGGCAACTGGCGTCGGGCCATGGAGGGACAGCACAGGGAGGGCAGCATGCTTGACGCATCCGACATCGAACGCACGGCCATGCGCACGTGCCTGAAGGCATTCGGCCGGGTGGCCGAAGAGATCGGCTTCACCAAGCCGCTGACGGCCTACACCGAGGCCGAGGCGCTGCGCGTCATCGACGCCATCGTGACCCGCTACACCGAAGCCATGGTCGAGCACCACGAGACCACCCGCATGCCGCCGGTGCGCGGCGGCGCGGCTGCCAAGGCCACGGCGCGGGATCCGTTCGCCGAGCTCGAAGAGCTGCCGTGGGAGACCACCGAGGGGGACGCGTGATGCTGGATTTCAATTCCTCGGCGAGCCTCTCCGGGCGGGTGGCCTCGCTGGTCGACATCGGCCTGCAGCGTGCCCGCGCGGGCGAGCCGGTGCGCCAGTACCTAGGCGCGTCGCGCCTGGGCGTGGCCTGCGAGCGTGCGCTGCAGTACGAGTTCGCCCAGGCACCGGTCGACTACGGCCGCGAGCATGGCGGCCGGATGCTGCGCATCTTCGAGCGCGGTCACGTGATCGAGGACTGCATGGTCGACTGGCTGCGTGGCGCGGGGTTCGACCTGCGCACGCGCAAGCCCAACGGCGACCAATTCGGCTTCGCGGCCGCTGACGGCCGCCTGAAGGGGCACATCGATGGCGTGATCGTCGCGGGCCCCGAGGGCTTCGGCTACCCGATGCTGTGGGAGAACAAGTGCCTCGGCAACAAGTCCTGGCGTGACCTGCAGAAGCACAAGCTCGCCGTGGCCAAGCCAGTCTATGCCGCCCAGGTCGCGTTGTATCAGGCGTATCTCGAGCTGCACAAGCAACCGGCGCTCTTCACGGCGCTCAACGCCGACACGATGGAGCTCTACGCCGAGTTCGTGCCGTTCGACGCGGCGCTGGCCCAGCGCATGTCCGATCGCGCGGTGAAGGTGATCTGCGCGACTGACGCGGGCGAACTGCTGCCTCGCGCGTTCAGTGACCCGACCCACTTCGAATGCCGGATGTGCGCGTGGCAGGACCGTTGCTGGAGGGCGCACGCATGAGCCACGCCAATCAAGCGCGTCCGGCCGACACGGGCGAGCCGATGATCGACGCCAAGGAGGCCGCGGCCGCATTGCGCCTGCCGTACTACTGGTTCGCCGACCACACCATGCGCGCGCGCTACCGGATCCCGCATTACCTGCTGGGGGCTCTGGTGCGCTTCCGCCTGTCCGAGCTCACGGCCTGGTTGGCGAACGCCGCGCTGCAGCCGCGCGAGACAGCTCCTGCCGCCGGCATGCCGGGGGAGGGCGCGCAATGATCGACTTCAACGAGATCCCGCTGGTGACTGGCCAACTGGACGCCCAGCGCGACGAGATCCGCGCGGCGCTGCTCGCCCGCCTGGAATTCGTGCTGAGCGTGCTGTTCCCGGCCGGCAAGAAGCGACGCGGCACGTTCGTGGTCGGCGACATCCTGGGCAGCCCCGGCGACAGCCTGGAGGTGGTGCTCGACGGCGACAAGGCGGGCTTGTGGACGGACCGCGCCACCGGCGACGGTGGCGACATCTTCGACCTCATTGCCGCCTGGGCGGGCCTGCGTGTGTCCACCGACTTCTCGCGGGTGCTCGAACACGCCTTGCAACTGCTCGGGCAGGCCCGCGCGCAGCCGGTACGGCGCAAGCGCAAGGACCCACCCACGGACGAGCTGGGCCCCGCCACGGCCAAGTGGGACTACCTGGACACCGCCGGCAAGCTGATCGGCGTGGTGTACCGCTACGACCCGCCTGGACGAGGCAAGGCGTTCCGGCCCTGGGACGCCAAGCGTCGCAAGATGGCGCCGCCCGAGCCGCGGCCGCTCTACAACCAACCAGCGCTGGCGAAAGCCGACCATGTCGTGCTGGTCGAAGGCGAGAAATGCGCTCAGGCCCTGATCGACGCCTGCATTGTCGCCACCACGGCCATGCATGGCGCGAACGCACCGGTCGAGAAGACCGATTGGTCGCCGCTGGCGGGCAAGACCGTGCTGATCTGGCCCGACCGGGACAAGCCGGGCTGGGAGTATGCCGGTCACGCATCGCAGGCCATCCTGCAGGCGGGCGCGGTGTCGGTGGCCGTCTTGCTACCGCCCGAAGACAAGCCGGAGGGCTGGGACGCGGCTGACGCCCTCGCCGAAGGGTTCGACGTGAGCGGCTACCTGGCCGTCGGCGCGCGGGTACCCATGACGCTGGTGGCGGACGCATCCCTGCCGGCGGACCTGCTGGATGACGTCGACTGGGAGACCGAGGACGGGCTGGCCACGGCCTTCACGCGCCGCTATGGCGACGACTGGCGGTACTGCTCCCTGTGGGGCAAGTGGCTGGTGTGGACCGGCGTGCGCTGGAATCCCGACCAACTGCTCTACGTCACCCACCTGGCGCGCGGCATCTGCCGGGCGGCCTCGCTCAAGGCGGAAACGGCACGGCAGAAGGCCAAGCTGGCGAGCTCGTCGACCATTGCCTCGGTCGAGAAGATCGCCCGCTCGGACCCGAAACATGCGGCCACCGCCGACGAGTGGGATGCCGACGTGTGGGCGCTCAACACCCCGGGCGGCGTGGTCGACCTGCGCACGGGCCACCTGCGCTCCCACCGGCGCGAGGACCGGATGACGAAGGTGACGACGGCGACTCCGCGCGGGCGCAACGGCGAGGGTTGTCCGGCGTGGCTGGCGTTCATCTCCGACATCACCGGCGGCAACACGGACCTGGCGGCCTACCTGCAGCGGGTGGTCGGCTACTGCCTGACGGGGGTGACCAGCGAGCATGCGCTGTTCTTTCTGTACGGCACTGGCGCCAACGGCAAGTCGGTCTTCGTGAACGTGCTGGCCACGATCCTGGGCGACTACGCAGCCAACGCGCCGATGGACACCTTCATGGAGGCGCGCGGCGACCGTCACCCGACCGAACTGGCCGGGCTGCGCGGCTCGCGGCTGGTGTCGTCTATCGAGACCGAGCAGGGCCGGCGCTGGAACGAGTCGAAGGTCAAGGCCATCACCGGCGGCGACAAGGTGTCCGCGCGCTTTATGCGCCAAGACTTCTTCGACTACCTGCCGCAGTTCAAGCTGCTGATCGCCGGCAACCACAAGCCCGCGATCCGCAACGTGGACGAGGCCATGAAGCGACGGCTGCACCTGATCCCGTTCACGGTGACGGTGCCGCCCGAGCGCCGCGACGGCCGGCTCACGGAGAAGCTGCTCAAGGAGCGCGACGGGATCCTGGCCTGGGCCATCGAGGGCTGCCTCGCCTGGCAGCGCCAGCGTCTGGACCCGCCCGCCTGCGTGCGGTCGGCCACGGAAGAGTACTTCGACGAGGAGGACGCCATCGGCGATTTCCTCGATGAGGAGGCGCAGTGCCACGCCCAGGCGCGCGTCGCCGTGGCCGACGTGTTCCTGCGCTGGCAGGAGTGGGCGGGCCGGCGCGGCGAGTACGTGGGGACCAGCCGGTGGCTGGCGCAGCAGCTCGCCAACCGCGGCTTCGAGCGCACGCGGCTCAACTACGGCGTCAAGGGCCTCGCCGGCCTCTCGCTCAAAGCCAAGGACTACGGCGGTCGCCTGCCGTATCGGGACGACTGAACACACCGGTGTGACCGAACGTGACCGTCATGAGGATTGTTCTCTTTACGTGCGCGCACGCACGCGTAGAAGTTAATCCGGACGTGGGTCACGTTCGGTCACAACGACCGGACATGACGATTGCCAACACATGAACACGACGATTCTGGCCCTTGACCTGGGCACCAAGACCGGCTGGGCATTGCAGTACCTGGACGGCAGCATCACCAGCGGCACGCAGGATTTCAAGCCGAAGCGCTTCGAAGGCGGTGGCATGCGCTACCTGCGTTTCAAGCGCTGGCTCAATGAACTGAAGCTCTCCTGCAGCGATATCAACGTGGTGTATTTCGAGGAGGTGCGCCGACACGCGGGCGTGGACGCCGCTCATATCTACGGCGGTCTGCTCGGACACCTGAGCGCCTGGTGCGAGCACCACAACATTCCGTACATCGGCGTTCCGGTCGGCACGATCAAGAAGCATGCGACCGGCAAGGGCAACGCGAGCAAAGACGAGATCATCGCGTCCGTCAGCAAGCGCGGCCACGAGCCGACCGACGACAACGAAGCCGATGCCCTGGCAATCCTGTACTGGGCGGCCGAGACGCAGGAGGCGTGAGATGAAGATTCCCACACCGACCTACCGGTCCGCACTGGCCCGTACACAGCCCGAGGTCACCGACCTCGAAGCCTTCAAGCGGCAGGGCTGGCGGGAGCAGCGGATTCTCGTGGTCAACGAATCCGACGAACGCCTGGACTTCCTCGAACGTGAGCTGGTGCGACGCATCGGTGAGCGGCTGTACGGGGAGGGGGGCAAGCGCCGTGGCTGAGTGGACCAAGGAAGACGTGGCGGCCCGCTTCGAGGATGCCGCCAACACCGGACGGCGCCTGCCGCCCATCCGCGTGCAGGGCTACATCAACACGTGGCCCGCCATCGTGCGCCGCGAGTGGGAAGCCTTCGCCGCAGACGAGAAGGTCTACCGGCCGTTCCCGCCCAGCCCCCAGGCCATCGATCGGATGCTGGAGACGATGCGCTGGGTGCAGTGGCTGGAGGTCGAACAGCGCCACCTCGTGTGGATGCGGGCCAAGGGCTACGGCTGGCGCGAGATCACGCTGCGCTTCGCCTGCGACCGGACGACCGCCTGGCGGCGCTGGCAACGGGCACTGGAGGTCGTGGCCCATCACCTGAACTCACACAACTGACTGGAGCAAGTTCCCATGAAACAGGTCAACGCCTACATGGCATCCGATGGCTCGTTACACGCGGATGCCGAGTCCTGCATTACGCACGAATTGTCGGTGGGGCTGCGCCCGCTGATCGACACCTTCTTCGATGAGGCAACCCGCTACCGCGCGTCCAACGTCCGTAGCGGTTACATGCAGTTGTTGCTGCGATGGGAAGCCTTCAAGCTGCGGCGTGAGGGAGCCGCGTCCAAAGCAGAAAGCAACGTAGGGTAACGCTTCCCGCAAAAGTCCGGGATTTCCGGCATTTGTCCATTTTGCGATGGCGGAGCGGTGCAACAAATCGGGCGGTTTGGGGGTAGTATTCGATATACCGTCCGGATAGCAGCGCAGATTGCAAGGGGTGCCCCCGAGAAAAGGGGTCCTTCCTTCAGAAAGCGCAATACGGGAGGGACAAGCGCAAGGCTTGCCCACCGTCAGGGTGCGAACTCAGGTTCGCACGGTGCGCACCGCCGACCACAACGAACCGGCCATTCCCTTCAGACCCGCGCCAGCACTGTGTTTGCGCGGGTCTTGTGCTTTTGACCTGCCCCGCTGAGGTTCGCACCCCACAGGTTCGCACCCCACTCAGGTCAGGTTCGCACCAATCAGCCGTGGACCGTTGATGGTCCGCCCCGGCTCTGCTTGCTTTGTTATCAAATCTTAATTTGCGCCAAGCAAGGCCATGCGCTGCCCGATGCCGGGTCAAAAAGGCACGAAAGTGCCCTTGTGCGCGTTTTCCCCAATATGTAAGCTGCGCAGCCATAAAAGGGGAGTAATTATTAAATGGGTGCGCCAGCCCCATGGTCAGGCCATTTTTACGCGAACTGAATATCTGAATTCTGTTTTGCGAATATTAACCCGGTCTTTTCACTGCTTCCCTCTGAATCCATGTATGCAGCCGCGCCTATCCTGACCGCGGCTGTTTCCGTTTGTTTACCAGTCTTCCGAAAGGTGAATCCGACGTGCAGCAAATCGACTTGCAAAGAGCGCTCACCCAGAACCGCCGCGCCATGCGCCTGGATTTCGGCCACACCGCGAACGCTGCCGCTCAAACGCTGGTGCCGCAATACGCCGATATCCGCCAAGGCCTCTGCGCCGGCCTTCAGGCCCAGGTGATCTGCCTGTCGGAGCATCCTGATTTGCCGCAGCAGGATCTGCTCGGCGTGCCCGTGTCAATCCAACTGGCGACGAACGAGGGCGTGCTGTACCCGATCAACGGGGTCATCACGGACATACAGTCCGGCCAGTCCGATGGCACGCTCACGAGTTACCGGCTCACGGTCGGTGACGCCATGTCGCTGATGCGCGGGCGCCGGAACATGCGCACCTTCGTCGGCAAGAGCGTGCCCGAGATTCTGGAAACGATGCTGGGCGAGTGGCGGCAGCGCAGCGCCGCCATGGGCCGGGTATTCGATTTCGAGCTGTTGCTCGACCGTGGACGCTACCCAAAGCGTGCGCAAACGCTCCAGCTGGACGAGTCGGACTACGGCTTTCTCGATCGCATGACGCGGCACGACGGCATCTGGTGTTTCGTCAAGGCCGGCACGCGCGACGGCTCCGCCAGCAACGCGCCCGTGCACACACTAGTGTTCTGCGACGATCCGATGCGCCTGCCGCAGTCGGCAGCGGGCACGGTGCCCTACCACTACGGCGCCGCCGTCAAGGCGCGCGATTCGATCACCCGCTGGAGCGAGGCGCGCAGCCTGATTCCCGGCGCCATCCGGGGCACGAGCCCCGATCACGAAACCGGCAAGGTGGATCGGGTCGAAGTCGATACGATGCTCGATCAGGGCAAAGCCGGCAACGACCTCGCGCGCCTGATGACGGATGCGGCCGTCGACCGGCCGCACGCGGGCGATTCGCGCGAGGACTACCAGCGCGAGGGCAAGCTGCGCATGCAGGCCCACGAGCGCCGCGCCGCGTGCGTGCATGCGGCCAGCGACGTGCGCAACCTGACGCCCGGTTTCTGGTTCACATTGCGCGGCCATCGGCAGGTGGACCGGCGCGAGCCCAGGCAGCGCGAGTTCGTGGTCACCGGCCAGCACCAGCGGGTCATGAACAACGTTCCCAAGGCGTTGGGCGAGCAGGCGCGGGCGCTGGCCGAGGCCAGCGGCTGGCACATCGAGATGCGCTCAGATGGCGACGAGGCCGAGGTGCGCTATGAGAACACCTTCACCTGCGTGCTGCGCGGTGTGCCACTGACCCCGGACTACGACTCCCGCATCGACCTGCCGCGCACCGAGCCGATGAGCGCTGTGGTCGTCGGCCCGCAAGGCGAGGACGTGCACTGCGATGCGATGGGCCGCTACAAGCTGCAATTCGTCGGACTGCACGCCGAAGACCACGCACACGCGCAAGGCGCGGGCACCAGTGGCACCGATCGGGACAGCGCCTGGGTGCGGGCGGGCAACCTCTGGGCGGGGCAGCAGTACGGCATCAACCTGCCGTTGCGCGCGGGGATGGAAGTGCTCGTGGCCTTCGCCAACGGCGACCCCGACCGGCCGTACATCACGGCCGTCCTGCCGGGGTGGAACAACATGCCGGCCACGTTCAGCAACACGGGTTCGCTGCCCGGCAACCGGTACGTGTCCGGGATCAAGACCCAGGAGATCAAAGGCCCGGGCCACAACCAGCTCCGCCTGGACGATACGTCCGGCCAGATCAGCGGCCAGCTTGCCAGCACGCATGCCCACAGCCAACTCAATCTTGGCTATCTGACCCACCCGCGCGAGGAAGGCAAGGGCGCGCCGCGCGGCGAAGGGCTGGAAGCGCGCAGCGATGCCCACGTGGCCGTGCGCAGCGGCATGGCGATGCTGCTGTCGGCATGGCAGCGCTTGAAGGCCAGCGGCGAGCAACTGGAGCGCGAGGCATACCTGCAACTGATGCAGGACAGCCTCGACCTGTTCAAGAGCCTGGGCGACTACGCCGCGCAGCATCAGGGCGTTGCGATGGACACGCAGCCGCAGGACACGCTGGCTGCCACCATCAAGGGCTGGCCTGATCAGCCGGGGGATGCGAAGGGCGACCCCGCCGCGCAGGCCGCCATCGGCATCACCGCGCCGGCCGGCATCAGCCTGGCGACGCCCAAGGCCGTGGTGACCTATGCCGGCAGCAACGTCGATACCGTCGCACAGAAGCATGTTCAGATCACCAGCGGCGAGCGCACCAACCTGCATGCGGGCGGCGGCCTGTCGCTCTTTGCGCATCAGGACGGCATCTCGGCGATTGCCAACCAGGGCAAGGTCCACTTGCAGAGCCAGGCGGACGACACGCTGATCGACTCGGCCAAGAACATCCACTGGACGGCCGTGGACGGCAAGCTTGTGGGCGTCGCTAAAGAGATTGTGTTCATGACGCCGGAAGGGGCGTACCTGAAGCTCGCCGGCAGCACCGTGGAAGTGGGCGGGAATGGGCCGTTTATTTCCAAGACCGCGGGCCACCAGTGGGCGGGGCCGGCCAGCATGAGCGGGGATCTGCCGAAGTTCGACCACGGCGCGGTGGGGCGCGTGCCCAAGCTGGTGCGCGACCTGGACCGGTCGGCCGCGAGCGGCTACCAGGGCGAAGTCAAGCAAGCCACCGGAGGCGCCTCGCCGGGCCAGACCAATGCCTCAGGCGAGCTTTCCGCCGTCAAGAGCGGCCGGCTCGAACAACTGGTCGTCAACTTCTTCAAGAAACGCAGCTAAACCCATGACGGATTCGACTTCCAACTCACCGCGCATCCTCGTTGGCAGCGTGACAGGCTTGACCCTGTTCGACCACCGCGAACTGATTTGCGTCAAGCGCTCGCCCCTGCCCGGCATCGTGATCTTCGTGCACGGCGTCAACTCCGAAGGCGAATGGTTCACCGCCGCCGAGGAGGGCTTGTGCAAGGGCGGAAACCGCCGGCTTGGCCGCCTGGATGATCAGGTCGCGTTCAAGGACGGGCAGCTCAAGCCTGTCCACTACATCGAGGGTCTGACGCCGGACGGCTTCATCAATCCGAATATGTGGGCGAAGACTTATATCAAGTCCGACCCGTCGTTTTCCCCGGCCATCCACTTCCGCTGGGGCTACAAGGCCAACAAGGAAGAGTTGAAAGCGTTCGGCGACAAGATCTTCCTGAACGAGCAGAACTATTGGGGCGGCGGCCCCTTCGCCAATGGCTGCACTGCCTTGCCGGACCTGTGGCACGAGGGGCTGGACACGCGTGCCTTCGGCTTCATCAATCTGCAAGGCATGAACCCGACCAACCGCCCGCTCTACCGCACCCCGCCACGTTCCTACGGCGTGCTGGCCGCGCTGCGCCTCGCCAAACTGATCGAATCGATCCGCAAAAAGCAGGCCGACGTGCCCATCACGGTCGTGTGCCACAGCCAGGGCAACATGGTCGGCATCACCGCCGCCTTCCTGGGCGACCAGATGCCCGAGGTCAAGGACCCCTGGGGCCGCAGCGGGCGCTGCGTGGCCGATGCCTACGTGCTGGCGAACGCGCCCTACAGCCTGGAAGAGAACATCGGCATGGACAACTGGGCACAGCGCGAAACGCAGGACAGCGCGGGCCGGCGCGGCCGCGAGACCCACAGCGCGCGCACGCGGACGCTCAAGGCTTTCTTCGACATCCTCCGCAAGCGCGCCGATTGCGAGATGGACGCCGCAGAGATCGACGAGGAGATGGCCAACACGCGCACCTCCGAGCGCGGCGGCAAGCCCTTCAACGCGGCGGACGACCGCAAGGCGCACGGACTGAACGGCAAGACCTGCGGTCGCGTGACGCTGTACAGCTGCCCGCACGATCAGGTGATTTCCGCCACTACCGTGAGGGGCATCGGCTGGCGCGGCATGAACGATGCCGAGGTGAAGGCGACTGGGGGCGAGGGTGTGTTCACGCAGCGCGTCTTCGCCTCGGGCTTCACGGTGGGCCGGTGGAATGGCGACAAGCCCCCTGTCTACGACACCTGGAAAGACGACTGGCGCTATGGCAAGGGCGAGACGCCGGGCTTCTGGTATCCGCGCTCGCCGACCGCCAGATTCGGCCTGGTGCGCGCGCTGAGCGGCAATGAAACCGTGTGGGGCACGGTGGCGACCACGGCCGTTGCTCCGGTGCTGTACATCGTGACGTTTGCCACGTCCGCGCTGAACCTGATGCGTGTCAACGCCGATCCGCCCGAGGGTTGGAAGGTGACAGCTGACGCGCCCAAGCTGGACGAGCCGTTCACGCCGCAGGCGATCCGCTACGGCAGGGTGGCTTCCGTGACCGATGGCAGCGCCCACAGCGATTTCAACGAGGGCAACGACCCGCAGTCCGCGGCGCGCAATGCGAACAAGGCTGACGCGGACAAGCGAACGGACGACCCCTACGACACCTACAAGGGCAAACAGGCCAACATGGCCGCGCAGGGCGACGTGGGAACCGAGGCCGCGCAGCGCTACGAGGATCACGCCATCGTGCGCATGCGCGCTCACCGCACCGGCAACCACGCCTGGGTGGACGCGAACGGCAACGTGATCGGCGAGGATGGCAAGAGCGAGATGCCCGAGGGCTACAAGACGTGGCAGACCAAGCAGGTGGTGGAGATTCTGGACAGCGGCAAGAACAACAACCCGTCGAACCACTCGACCATCATGACCAACCCGATGCATGCGGAGAAGGCGCTCGCCTATGACGTGGCGATCGGCGTGAATTACCTGACGCTCGAAGAGATGAACAAGCTGCGCATTGAGGCGGATTGGCGGTTTGGGGAGGGCCTGGATAAAGATCACCCGAACAAGAAATATGCCGACTATTTCCTTGCTGGCAAGCTCGATGACAAATTCCTTCAGGAATGGGTCAAGAAGGCCGAGGAGGTCAAGATGCCACCGGGCATCGTGGACGAGCGGGAAGGCAACGTGCACTTGATGTTGGGGGCGGTGGCATGAGGGTGTTGATTGCGACGTGGCCGCGCCGGCTCGGGTTGGCGTTGGGTATTCTGGTGTTATCGGCGGGGTTGATGCTGGCGTGGATGGTGCATGACGCGCAGACAACGCCTCGCATTTACAGCGATGGGGAATTGATGAAGCGACTGGTAATCATGCCGGCCCTGCTGGCCTTCGCGGTGTTCTTGCTGAGCACGGCGTTTATGCAACGCTCCGCGCAAGCGGCCACGCCCAAAGCGGAAGCCGCGCCCACTGCGGCGGAACCGGCCAAGCCCTTCATGGCGCAAGTGGTCGGCTTGGAATGGCTGAATCCGCTGCAACGACGAGACTACCCAACCGAGTGGCAATTGCTGTGGACGCTGGGGCTGGTGAAGCCCAACAAGAATGACGATATGGTGCGCACGGACCCCAAGAAATTCACCACCTTGCAGCCTGTAGCCGGGATTGCGTTCGGCAATTGGGGAAAGGAAACCTTCGACGGCTATTACGAGAAATACGTCACCAAGCTGATGGTGCTGCTGGCGGATCGCTACGCGATGAACTCGAAGTATTTCTATTCGGTGGCCTCGAAGGACCGCAAGGAGTGGCGGGAGCTGGCGGGCGTCCATGTGGAATTGGCGGTTCCGGCGAACAGGCTTGATCCGGTCGAAACACAGGCGTATCTCAGCAAGCGCATGGTGACTTTCTTCGAGATCGGCAACCGCTCAGCCCCCGACCTGTGGAGCCGCGACACGCCCCCCGATGTACGCATCACCCAGGGCGGCGCCAATGCCGGTTTCACCTCCCTCAACGCCGCACTCGACTACCTGCAAGCCCACCCGCAGGAAAGCGTGTGGGTGATGAACTGGGACGCGCCCAGCTTCCCGCCCAACGATGAACAGCTCAACGAAAACCTCGCCGTGCTGTTCCTCGCCGGCCCGGACCTGAAGACCGAGCGCGACCCGCTGGCCTGGATCGGCCGCGCCGCCACCGGCAACATCAACGACCACGAACGCAAGGCCGGCACCACCCGCTTGATCCAGACGTGGAAAGCCACCATCGAGGCCGCCGCGAAGAACGCGGGCCACGGCATTGAAGACATTCACTACACCATCCACGACGCGGGCAAGGGTTCGGATGCCGCATCGGAACGCCTTGCCGGCCTGAGCCGCACCCTCACCGAAACGATGCTGGAGTTCGACTACCAGAAGCAGACCTTCAACACGGCGGGCCTGCTGGGCGACATGGGCGCGGGCTCGGCGCTGACCAACGTGGCCTTGGCGATTGCCCGCGCCAACCACCTGGGCGGCAGCGTGCTGGTGGCCGGTACGACCGATCCCGAGCACCCCACCGCCGTGGTGGTAACCCCGCCGTCCAAGCTCACGCCCATCGACCCGGACAAGGACTGGTTCCGCGCCCGCGGCGAGAACAACGCCTATCTGCCGTGGTGGGGCCGTCGCCATGGCGAGAACTACGGCACCGTGCAGGGCTATTCCTGGTAATGGGCGCGATGCGCGGAATCATTCGAGTGGGCGACGCCACCAGCCACGGCGGCCGCGTGGAATCTGGCGCTCCGGCCAGTACCGTGATGGGCCGCGCCGTGGCCCGCAAGGGCGACCGGTGCTCTTGCCCTGTGCAGGGCCATCAGGACTGCACGATCGCGGAGGGCGATGCGACGTTCATCGTGGACGGCCAGCCCGCCGCGTTCAATGGACATAAGACCACGTGCGGGGCCGTGCTGATGTCGAGTGCGCCGGCCTCAGGTAAATCTTGACCCATGCCATCATCTCAGAACTCTTCTGCTCCCCTTCCGCCCGAGACGCAGTCTGGCGAAGGTGATTCACTCATCGCTGAGTTTGTGAAGCAACTCACCGAGTCACGCCGCCCCCGTGTGGTCGATCCGGTCACGGGGGCGGTGTCCGAAGAGCCCGTCGTGATTGACGGGCCGGGCAGCTTTGAATGCTGGGAGGGTGCGCACATTGTGGTCGAGAACGGTTCCAGGGAAAGCACGGAAGCCTTGGTCGGTATGAATCGCCCCGGCCCCAGTAGACACCTGTGAGCCTCAAACTAGAGGTTAGACAGGAGGTGCGATGAGCGCGCAGAGATACACCGAGGAATTCAAGATCGAGGCGGTCAATCAGGTCCTGGGCAGAGGCCACAGCGTTGCCGAGGTCGCGCAGCGGCTGGGCGTGAGCCAACACAGCCTGTATCAGTGGATCAAACAACGACGCCAACCCGTGGCGCAGCCCCAAGGGCAGATATCGCAATCCGACGAGGTACGCAGGCTCAAGGCCGAGCTCAAACGGGTGACCGAGGAGCGC